GCTCTGGTGGCTTTTACATAGTAGAAGATATTCATACGAACGAAGCTGAGGAGATGAATCTCTACAGAATGCTTTTAAAAATCGATCATCTCCGAGATATAGGAAGAAAAGAAGAAGCAGACGCTATTGACGAGTTTAGTAGTAGCATAGACAAAATCATTTTCTTTAAGCGTGCTCAACTACCTAGAAGTTGTTGGGGATGCAGAGGAACTGATTTTGATTATGTTAAGTTAAAATGTAGTTGTGGGCACGATTTAATGCGTCAGTGGGACTCCATGGCCTGCATTTTGAGGAAGAAGTAGACATAGTTTATCGTCTTACCTATCAGAAGAATAAATCTTTTTAAATTCTACTTGACAGAATTAGTTAAACATTATAATAATCACCCAAAGGTAGAAACGTATGGTTAGCTGTACGTTTCGATTAACCGAATGGGTGAATTGAACTCGTTACCGGATATAACGACCGCACTTCCGCTACGTCCTCTTGATTATCCTGAATCCCCGCAATTACCTGCAACTACCAATCATAATCCTCTACCCGAACTCACGCGTAAGCAGAAGCGGTTTGTTGAATATTACCTCCGGGGAGATTCACCCAAAGAAGCAGCGCTAAAGGCTGGATACTCTACAAGTACAGCAGATCAGGCACTTGATGCTGTCTTGTACCGTCCGGCTGTAGCGCGAGAGATTCGTCGTCGCCAGGAAGCCCTTTACCGTCAGATGGAGTTAACGACGGACGATGTTGTTGATGAAATTAGGCGGATGGCGTTCGCAAATATTTTGGATTACGTAGAGCGTGACCCCGATAATCCAAACAAGGTATATGTTGACTTGAGGAAGATTGACCGCCAGCAGGCAGCAGCAATACAAGAATTAGGTTATGATGCCGATGGCAGGCTAAAAATACGTCTAGTTGATAAGAAGGGTTGTTTAGATACATTAGCTAGATTCAAGAAGATTGGTGAAGATTCGCGTCACCCCCTAGGTGCTGACGGAGCTCCTCTAACCATCCAAGCCCTAGACGCGCTGATTCAGCAGTCCAGCAACATTACAATAAACAACACGACGATTAACGTCGGACACGATAGCTCAAATGGGCGTTTGTTGAGAAATAGCACTGGCGTTGCGAATAAAACAATAGAAGCAGAGCAGTAGCTGTTCGACCCAGCAATAATGCAATAACAGGTGCGAACCCGGTTCGAAAAACAAGAATGTTTTTCGTGATCGGGTTATTTTCTTTAAATCAAGATGCGAATCGGAATATTAGAAAAAGTACAACAGCCAACAGACTTCCCCCGTCACTTCTCATCTAAAAAACTGGCCGATACGCTCGTTTCTAATGGCGACGCAGTTTGGTGTGGAAGAAAGAGAGTACAGCTCACGTCCTGTCGCACTTGGGCTGTTGTTAAGCTCTCATACACAGAAACGGTCGTAAAGAAGCCTAACTCAAATGTTGAAGTAGTCATACCTAGGATCAAACCCTACCGGCCGGAAGAACATTGGGGTTTGATGTTACACTATCCTCCCACAGACCAAACTTCTTATGCGAAAGCAAATTTCATAAGGGTCTGGGGGAGCAATCAAAGGCAAGAAAACGAGTGTCAGCAGTAAATCTGGTTCCAGTTAATCTTGACGAGTTTGATGGAACAATTAGTAGTGTTACTGCTTCCGTTCCAAATTACAACGTCGCTCAAGCATTAGTAGAACCTGATTTATTTGTTGAATACTTCCTCCAAACCGATCTGTGGGAAGTACCAAAGCAAATCCTCCATGCTTTGAAGAAGCCGTCAAGTCAGGTAGCCGTTAAGAGCTGCCACGCTTCTGGTAAATCACACCTCACAGCTCGAGCACTGCTCTGGTTCTTAGCCAGATTTCAGAATTGCACAGTTGTAACAACTGCTCCAACCTGGAATCAGGTAGAGAAAGTAATTTGGGGTGAAGTACACTCCGCGTTAAGTAAAAGTCGATACCCCTTCCCCAAGCCTCTTCAAACGGAATTAAAGATTAATAGTAAGCGATTAGCTTACGGATTTTCGACTTCGGTTACTAACCAGGATGAAGGCGTTCGATTCCAAGGTATTCACAACGAGAATGTCTTGGTAATTATGGACGAAGCACCAGGCGTTGATCCGAAGATCTGGCAAGCGATAGAAGGCGCACGTGCCGGCGGTAACGTGCGAGTACTAGCGATAGGCAACCCTACAATTTCATCTGGCCCCTTTCATGACTGCTTTACGAAGAATCGCTTTGCTTGGGATTGCATTACGATCAATGCTTTTGGTACTCCTAACTTCAGGGATATTCCTGGACACGATGATCTGGTTACTGAGGATAACAAAGTAGTCGAGGGTTCGAAGCTTTGGAATTTGCTAAAGCTTGGTAAAGAGAATCCAGATTTCCTTAATCAGAACGTGCGCCCTTATCTTACCCGTAGAGAATGGGTATTTGAGAAGTTTCATACCTGGGGTTTGGGGCATCCTTTATGGGAATCCCGTGTCATGGGTAATTTCCCGAAACAGGATGAATTCGCATTGCTTAGCTTGGGGTGGCTTGAAGCAGCGAGTAGAAACGAACGGAAAGGCACTGGTAGAATCTCTTTTGGTTTGGACGTTGCCGGTCCTGGTGAAGCTGAGACATCGCTCACAGGGCGTCGAGGCTGTGAGATTATTGTTCATAAACAGTGGCCGATCTCGGATCCACGCGGTGAGATAGTTAATATTCTTAATCAGTATAGAGGTGAGATTGATACAATCAATGTAGACGCTGTAGGTATTGGGTGGTACATTTATAAGCATCTACAGGATCTTGGTTTTCCTGCTACACCAGTTATTGCACAGTCTGCCAGTGGTGACTCAGAAAAATATCATACAACAAAAGATGAGTTCTACTGGGGATTTCGTTTGAGATGTCAAAGCGGTGACCTCTCGGGATTAACAGACGAAACAACAATTGGGCAGTTAGCAGGAATTCGTTACAAACACAACTCACGCGGTCAGGTAGAAGTTGAATCGAAGGAAGATGCTGCGAAGAGAGGCATACCCTCACCTGACCGCGCTGAGTCTGTTATGCTCGCCTTTGCCAAACGCCTAATGTGCTTTGGCGTTTTAGATGTACAGAAGGAAGAGAAAACTGAGTTTGAGAAGAGCAGGGCGGAAGCGCTTTCTAAAGCCTCGCGGTCCAATGATCCGACATGTGAGAAATGCGGATCGAAAGCGTTGAGCATATCAAACAATAACTTTCATTGCAATGTGTGTGGGACAGATAAGCAGATAAAGCCTGTTCAGCCGCAGCGTATAACAAGAAAGAATATATTTAGTGGAGCTGATGCGTACAATCAATTCTAATGCAAAACCCGACAGATGTAATTCGGGAGTATAACGATAGAGTTTTATCCTTCTGTCACATTCATAATTGTTATTGTCCTTGTATGGACTGCTTGTATCCAGAAGTAATGCAGTTGCTTACAAAATATCAACGTCAGAAATCCACGGCGTTAATCTTTATAGTAGACGCCAACTTGGGGAATAACTGAGATGCAACAACCAGATATTGCAAAGAGTTTACAAATTACAGGGTGGATGTCAGCTTTAGAGCTGATATGGTTAGCTGAACGCGCGCAGAGAAGTTCCGTGATAGTTGAGGTAGGTTCTTACCTTGGGCGTAGCACACGTTCACTGGGTGATAATACGCAAGGTATCGTGTACGCGGTTGATACATGGAATGGACCTCTAAGCTTGATAGGAACAAAAACAGATTCTTTCTACAGTCAATTTTGTGACAATGTTGAGGATCTTCTCGAGAAGAAAAGAATCGTCCCCTGTTCGCCTGAAGATAAATTCCTGAAGAAGCTCGAACCTGATTTTGTATTTATTGACGGTGATCACTCGTATGATGCCGTTAAGCTGGATATTCTTACATGGAAGCCGAGAATAAAGAAGGGCGGAATACTTTCAGGGCACGATTTTGGTGCCGAATCTGTGACCAACGCCGTTCTAGAACTTCTCAAAGAACCGAAACAAGTTCCTGAAACACAGATTTGGTATGTCAATGTCTAGTCGAGCTTGTGTATACTCGGTGTATATGCCAAATATTTCATCCAGTGTTGTGTCTGCTCAGAAAGAATGCGTGCAGAAATTTCTGCCCGATGGGTGGACTTTTACACAATACAGGACGATGAGAACCCACGCACAGGCACTAGATGAGATTATTAAGTTGGATTCAGCCCCTATAGTAGTTTTTCTAGATATAGATTGTATCCCTCTTAGAGAAGAATCATTTCGATTTCTGGGAGAGAACGCATCTCGAGGAATGCTAGCAGGAGGTGTTCAGAGAGCTAATCATAAATCTAACAACGCTCATCTGTATGTCGGTCCATTCTGTATGGCATTTGCAAAGGAAGATTACCTCCGTTACGGTTCGCCGTCATTTGAAGAAACAGCTAGAGGCGATATAGGCGAAGAAGTTTCGTACGCTTGGGAGGAGAATAACGCGCCGCTGTGTTTTATGTGGCCGTCTCAGGTAGATACGCCGTTATGGGATCTTCGCGATGAAGAGAAATTTGGTTTGGGTTCGACATACGATGGCTTATTTTTCCATTCATTCTGTATTCGTGATGGAATGATGCATAACTACTTTATCAAGAAGTGTAAGTCAATTCTGGGAGAGAAGGTGAGTGTATGACCACGCGACCTGTCACGCTGGTTGTCTTGTCGAAGTACAAGAGTGTACTGGCTCCGTTTATGGAGAGCCTAGCGAAACTCCAACCTCCGTTTGATGGAAAAGACGGAGTTGTTAAAAATATTGTTTTTGTACTTGATGGAAACGATATTCCTGAAGAATACTGCGCGGGTCCTTTCTCTGTTATTGTTAAGGGACCGGAAAAGTTCTCGATGGCAGGAAACGGTAATTTAGGGTTAAAAGCTGTTCCTGCTGACAATGACGTTTTGTACTGTGGAGATGACGTCAGATTTTTAGAATACGATACCGTTGTCAAGCTGCAAGAAATAGCTTACAAGGACGAGACGTTAGGGATCCTGTCGCCACGGATTGTTGGGCGAGGCAGTCCTACACAGTGTAATCCAAGTGATGAGATAACGTTTTGCAGACCACTCGAAATGTGGTTTCCGTGTGTTTATATTAAGCGAGAGCTAATTAACAAGATCGGGTATTTAGATGAGAGATTCGAGAATTTTGGCAGTGATGATCTTGACTATTGCATTCGTGCTCTCCTTGCTGGTTATTCACTTGGTGTTACTAACAAAGTAGCTGTTCAGCATGAAGCAACGGATGGTGGACCGACTACATTTGTTAAGAATATTGGTTTACAGGAATATAAGAAGCAAGAGAAAAACTCATTTGAGAAGATCATCGCGAAGTATAACGTTACGCCTGAGAATTTTGCGAAGTTTTTAACCGTAGGTGATCTCTCGCTTTTATCAAATCAACCTCCTGCGTTATCGTTAACTGAGCAGCAACAAAGGGAACAAGCTAAAGAGAAGCTCAAAACGAGAAGTTTGTATATTGCCACGCCTTGTTACGGCGGAATGATGACAGTGAACTATACAAACTCGTTAATCGCATTGATTAATCAATGTCAGAACTTAGGGATTAGATATACAATTTCGTTTATCTACAACGAAAGCCTTATTACGCGTGCGCGCAATAAGATGGTTGATGATTTTCTGAGAAAAACAAATTACACAGATTTTATCTTCATTGACGCTGACATAGGGTTTAGCGCTCAGGATATTCTATCGTTTTTGCTTTACGATGAGGGAGTAATTGGTGTTCCCTGCGTTAGGAAGAACTTGAGACTTGATCGTGTAGTTGAGGCCGTTAAGAAAAACGGCAGGTCATACACGATCGAAGAGCTTGAGCAGTTACTTGGGGAGTTTGTTATCAACTTTCCTCCAAATGGGCAACCGGCGAAAATGGACTTGTGGCATTTAGCTGAGGTTCAGGACGTCGGTACTGGAATTATGCGAGTAAGGAGGGAAGTGTTTGAAAAAGTCCGGGAAGCTTTTCCTGACCGTTGGTACGCTCCGATGCTCGGTGAGGCAGATGCCGACCCAAACAAACCGATGTTCATGTTTTTCCAGTCCTGTATTGATAAAGATTCTGGACAGTATAATCCCAACGGACTCCCTCAATACATTCCTGAAGACTACGCATTCTGCCGGTTGTGCCGCCAAGTCGGAATAAAGATATATGCAGCACCGTGGGTTGAAAGTTCACATGCCGGAACGTATATCTTCCGTGGAAGCTTGCCTGCAGTAGCAAAAGCAGGCGGTAAACTAAGATGATCGACGAAACAGCCACAGAAGATATTAGACTGACAATTAATCCTCTAATCTGGATTAGTTGGATTTTGTCGTTACCTCTGAGATTTTTTACATTTGTAGTTGTCTCGTATCGCAGACATCAACTCAAGAACTACGACCCAACAAAAGATCCGTGCCCGGCGTGCGGATTTAGAGGTGATAAGGGAACAGCAGGGGCTGCGTGCAGGGTACAAACACGGAAAACAATGGGTCCAGAAAAACTTGGATTGTGGCACGAATGTTATCGATGTTCGGCTGAGTACTGGACCAACATCTTAACAAAAGCTGACGCGTGGTATAGAGAACCTATTCCTGATCCAAGGCCAAGAAGCTAGTTATGAAAAGACTAGTTGTACCCCTAATATTGCTTGCCAGTGTAGTTGCTTACGCTCAGACTTCTTCTGAGACTAAGTCAATTACAACGAGTGGAAATTCGGCTACGTTTCAGAACCCCAAATATGCTACAACGGTGGCTATCACGATTTTCCCAAGTGGTAACCCTACATCCTATACTGTTACAACAATAGGGTGTTCAACCGGAGGAGCATCTTGCGGAGCTGTTGATAGCTACACAGGATCTGGAAACACGCTTATTACTCGTTCTCCTTCTACTTCACAATATGCCTACTTCCAGATTAAAGCAGTATGGAGCGGAGGAACGAACGTTTCAATTCAGCTTACAGTTACGCTTACAGGAAACAACTCAACACAACCATCAACTCCTATTGGTTACATCAGCTTATTACTGAGTACAGGAGCGCCAACAGGAAGTTGTACACAAAACCAGCGTGCGATGGACATATCCAGTTCACCTGGTGCTGAGTATAATTGTCCCAACGGAGCGTGGAACGCCATAACAGGCGGAGGCGGCGGTGGGGGACTAGCTGATCCTGGTTCAAACGGTATCGTTAAGCGCACAGCATTGAATATTACTGCTGTTGCAGCGGCTGCCGATATAACAGGGCTTTTTAGTGGGTGCTCAGGAACTCAGTATTTGGGTGCTGATGGAGGTTGTCATACTGCAGCCCCTGCAGCGAGTCCAAGTTTTTCCGGTACGGTTACTATGCCGGACGGCTCAACGAATAACTCAAGTGGGTATTCGTTCGCGCATTCACTTAATCTCCCTTCCGGATCCCAGTTGAATGGCAACGCGTTTAATTTATTGGCTACGCTCAATCTGACAGGCGGTCCGGCATATGTGGGCATTGATGGTAGCAATGCTCCGACAATTATTGCAGCGCCTGCGGGTCCCACAACGATCGCAAATTGTTCTTCAGCGACCTGGGCTTCAGGAGCTTTTTATTTAGTAACTTCTGCTTCATCCTGTACACTGCCAGCAATCCCAAGCTCAACTAGTTGGTCTTCTGTTGTACAAAATGGGAGTGGAGGAAGTGTTACAATAACTCCACCGGCAGGTGTTACAATCTATAGCGGAACAAGCACGTACTGTAGCACGTCCTGTACAGCAACGGCAATGACATTAACATCGAATCAGCAGACTTTGTTTATTGCATCAGGTACAGCTTACTATGCGTCAGCTCCAGTAACAGTTCCGACAAGCGCAAGCTGGCCTAATGCTGGATCATGCTCTGCAAATCAGTTCGTGGACGCACTGACGAATGGGGCGACTCCAACATGCGCGGCGCTTACGGCGGCGACAGTTGGACTAGGTAATGTCACGAATGACACACAGACGAAGGCCTCCGTTATGCCGAATACCGCTCCTGCTGCTGGGACAGTGCCGGTCGGCAACGGTTCATCTTACTCTGCACAGCAGCAGGGAGTTGTGGTAGATCCAAACGATGGCGCAACGAGTGTCACGATTCACGGAGACGGAGTAGGAAGCGATCGAAATGGCATTGTTTGGCTGAATAATGGTAGTAACGCTCAGGTCGCGTCGATTGCGAACCCTAATTCAACAGGGTTCGGAAATAACTATAGAACAACAGTGTGTAACGTTACTCCTCTTGTTTCTATTATCTATAACAGCGGCACAAGTGGAACAATTAATGGCGTAGATAAAAACTATGCTATTCTGCCTGGATCAGTCTCAAATCCATATTGTGTTGATCTGGTCATTGATCCAGTAAACACGACAACACAATGGGATGCCATTGTTAAGGGAGCAGCTTTTTACACGCACCACGTCCTGGCTGATGTAACGCCCGCCGGTACGGTTACAGTTGAGTCACTAGTTATTCCACAGAACGGTACATCTACTAGTGCTCCACCAATCTCTTTAGGATTTGATTGTCAGATTCCATGGAAGGGCAGCGGTTCGTCTCCTACTGTTACATTTTACGTGGATGATGTGGCAACAGAAAATCCTACGAACTTAGAAGCAACATCAATTACACAATCAACAAGCGGCACAGCAGTCGCAGGCGGTTCTATCGTTGATATAACGACTGCAACGTCTGCCGGTACAACAGCAATTGCGATTCCCGTTTGGACTGCGGGCAAGTATATGATTGCCATTAGAGGTACTCTTGAGCTGGCAGCAAATACTCACGCATCTACATTAACATTTACTGCTATCGCATCAGCTGGAACTGTGTCTCTATACCGTGGTCAGTCTTGCCGCTATTGGGTGCTGCCGTGAGAATGAAAACTCTGCTTATTGTTATATTGCTGGCAGGCAACGCTTGGGCAGCACTTCCATGCAACAACTCAACTGCCAACTGCACGACAGGCGTGTCATCTGTAACTTACAGCGGTCATACACGCTATTACGATGTTTTTGTTCCTCTTGGTATATCGACAGGTTATCCTGTATTCGTTTATCTGCCTGGAGCCGGTATTAGTTGCGGAGGTGTGGCTGCGGGATGTACGCCTTATACAACACCAACAGATGTAATGACAGGGCAGATGCAAGCTTTCGCGATCGCCAATCAAGTTATGCTGTTGGAACTTTTCTCGGCCTGTGTGGATAATACAGGTTCGAACGTTGCGCCCTTCTCCGTGTGTACGGCAGGGACAGGAACAGGCAGTCTTCTAACTGCTCCGCAGTGGATCTGGCGCGCTGGAAATCTTAGTACATCATTCGGGTTTGATTGGGACGATTTCGGTTATATTAGCTCGATGATTAATACAGCAACGACAACCTGGAGCGGCGATGCCTCGCGCGTAACACTTATAGGATTGTCAACGGGCGGGATCATGGCCCAGCAGTACGCAGCAACGTTTAATTCAAATTCTCGTAAAGCCATTAACGGTCTTGGCATTTGGGCAGGGACCTCAGTTGTTGATATTTGCTTTAACGATTTCCAACTTGGTCATGCGTATACGGTTGGTAACCAAATACTTCCTCAATCAGGAAATACAGCGCAAAACTACTTTCAAGCTGGTAACAACGGCACAAGCGGAACGGCGCCAAACTGGAACACATGTAATCCAAACTGTGTTGATGGTGGAACGATTGTTTGGAACAATCAAGGTCCTGGTCTTGGAGCTGTTTGCTACAATGCGGAAGCTACTCCGCCAACGGTTGATACTACTCTCGGAATTCCAATTTTACTTTTGCAGGGCGATAAGGACACGACGCTTCCGTATTGTGGTAAGACAGGAACACAGCCATGGACTCAGTTTCCAGTTATGTCTACTGTTTCCGGAGACGTCGCATATTCGTACTGGTATTCAGGCATGGCTTGTACAACATCAAGTACAGGGACGAATGCGTGCACAGGTGAGGGAGGCACGGTTAATGCCAGTTTTTCAACAAAGCAAGCGACAGGGTGTCGCGGTAGCGGAACAGTCCTTCAAGTTGATTATGTAGGGCAGCAGCACACTCGTGTCGGGCCAGACAACGCAGGCATGTGCATACTTTGGAATCTTCTTTATCCATCAACACCATGCAAATTTGGCTATAGCACTCCAGTAGGGGGAATGTGAACTTCATAGTAAAAACAAAAACGACAGTGAGTATTGTTAGTCTGTTAGCAGGCGTGGCTATCAGTCAATGCCAAATACCCGGATATAGTTGTGCTCGTACAGATACAAATATTACGGCCAACCCTACAGGTGCACAGTTGGTTACATGGGCAGGCGGAGATACAGGGCAGGGAAGAGTCTGGTACGATACTGGATTTAACTCGGTCCATCCGCCGAAGTACTTGCGACTGACAGACCGTTCTACATATACACAATGTGGCGGCACAGCTCGTCAAGGTTATGTTGTACAGGGCGGTGGTGACGGAAACTGGCTTGTCTTTAACCGTACCGACACGATGATCTCGATTGGGGATTGCTTCTTCGCTGTAGATCCGGTGTCACTGTCGATGCAATTCCTGATGCCGCAGCAATCGAATATGTGGGGCGGCACGAACGGAGGACAGTGGAGTATCGTTGATCCGAGTGTATGGTACGAACTCACACCGAGTACGTTAAATAAATGGACGCTTCTGGATAACAAAAACAATGCATGTCATGTCGGGAGTGTAGGGTGCACAGCGACTTTGAGTCAGCTCCGTAACTATGTAAATCATTGCGGAACACCCAATAACAACGGAAACGGTGTGTTCTCCTTATACGGTATTGGCGCTGCTGATGATAAGTTTGTCAGCTTATCGTCAACATCAGTACAAGATACTCCTCCGGCAATTGTTGTGTATCAGAAGTCTACAGGTGTATGTTACGTTTATAACACTTACTTCGGATCAATTCGAAGCTACCCACAAGCAACAACAACATTTACCGGTACACTAAGTTGTGACGGGAGTCGAAACTTAACTGCTACTTCAGGACAATTTTTAGATCCAAGCACGCCGGCTGATCCGTGGACCGGACTAGGTATTACGGTAACAATTCCGAACGGTCCGAATGCAGGAACATACTACTGGTATCTGGGTGCGTCTACGACTTCGTCAACAGCGGTCGCGAAGACACTAACCAGTTCTCCTGTAGGAGTAGCTGATGCGTCATGCCCGGCAGGATCTGGGTACACCTGGTCAGTTCAGCCGGGAGTCTTGATGGGCTTGCCAACGACGTCAGATTTCTTTCAGGTACATAACGTACAGATTGATCCGAGCGGAACGTGGGCCGTAGCAAGTTATTCGGCCTGCCGCTTTTCGGGTTGTGGTCAGTTCTACGCATGGCAAATTGGAGGACTGACGGTTAAGAAGTTAACTAACTTTTCCGGTGGACACTGGACGTTGAACGCGAATGGAATCTTTAATCTCGACCAGTATGATTCTGATGCGACGCTTTCGCTCTCAGTGTTGTTTCGGAATTGGGCAAACTTCGACCAAATTACTCTTTCAGGACCGTTCGGAGGAGTAGGAGTACAGAACGCTGGCAGTGGACTAGTTCATCTTCCTAATTTCCACAATATTTCAACCTCTATTGCTGATGGGCATCCGACTAATCATGATGACCCGACAGGACTACTCGGATATCCTGTTTTAGATTCAGTAGAGGGAAGTGAACAGTGTACTGGAATTGGAACATGTCCTATCAACGGGCCTTGGAGTAACGAGATCGTTGGTTACGACCAGACGAACGCGAATGTATACCGTTTTGGACATACCTATAATTCGCGCAACGAAAACTCTAGCACAAGCTTTGCAGCTTCGATTTCAGTAGGAGGAGCAGGGCAGACGGGACAGTTATATGCAGTAACTTCTGACGGTATGGGCAAATTTGATTCGCTTTGTACATATGCGGTCCCATGGACTTGCGCATCTGATGTGCTCATAGTGCAACTAGGAGTTAGCGCATTAAACGCTCCGCTTCTACTGCGACTCTCAATTAATTAGAAGATCTTTAGCGACAAAGAAAGAAAAGTGTAACATACAATGTATAATACATTTTCTAGATTGTCTGCTGCCCTTAAACTACAAGTTGTATTTGATTTTCTAGTCGATCTTATAGATGTGATGGCGCTATAAATGCCTAGTGGAAATTTGGTTGTACGAAATCTAGCACCATTAGTTGCGGCGATGAACGGGGCGCGAAGTGCTCTTTACCGTCCTCCGCAAACTACTATTACAGGGATTGACGAGTCGTTGTGGCCCAATCCTTTACAACCTGTTACGCCCATGGGTCCGCCACGAGCGGAGCCTTTGGGTTGGCCTTTTGATTGGGGCCGCAACCTTATCTTTACACCGCGTGACGACGCGGAATACTCAGCATCACAACTTCGTCAACTTGCGACATATCCTTTGGCTAGAATCTGTATTGAAAATACAAAGGATATGATTTCGAGAATGCCATATAGAATTCAGCTTAAGCCTCTCCCTGGCGAAACAAGTAAGGCGCGAGCTGATAGAAGTAAGAATGATAAGCAATTGGGCTGGTTAAACGATTTCTTTTCTCGTCCTAACAGGCAGCAGAATTGGCAAGAGTTTTTACGCCCTGTTTTAGATGACATGCTCGTAATTGATGCTGCTTCGATTTTTATCGGGCGAGATAAGAAAGGTAAAGTTCAAGAACTACGGTGGATAGAAGGAGCGTCGATTACTTGTTTGGTTGATGAGCATGGCTGGCGTCCAGCTCCGCCAAATCCTGCTTATCAGCAGCTATGGCAAGGTTACCCTAGAATTGACCTTACTACAGATCAGTTGATTTATGCTCCCCGTAACATAGTTCCCCGTAATACTCAGGCTTCTTACCTTTACGGGATGTCACCGGTTGAGCAGATAGCAAAAGAGATTAAGATTGGTGCAGCCAGACTACAGTTCATTTACGATTTCTACAGAGAAGGATCAATTCCTGGAATGATTCACTTTGTGCCTCCGAATGTTTCAGTAGAAAAGATTAAAGAGGCGCAACAGTATTTAGATTCTGCATATGCAGGAAACTTGCCAGCACGTCGTAGATTGCAGTTAATTCAAGGTTGGCATGAGGCGGGACAAGGCAACGAGCAGACAATTATTCCTAAAGAACCAGCACTTGCTGATGCGTATGATGAATTGCATACGCGCCGTATCTGTTTTGCATTTGGGACAAGTCCGCAACGGTTAATGCGTCAGATGAACAGAGCGTCTGCTCAAGTTGCTCAATTATCGGCTGAAGAAGAAGGCACACTTCCATGGATGGAGTGGTTGAAGAGCGTTATAGATAATATTATTCAAAACGTTCTCGGGATGAAGGAATATGAGTTTGCGTTCGATCCTTATCACGAGATGGATCGGATGAAACAGTCACAGGCTGACGAGAAAGATGTTGATAATGGTATTTACACACGTAATGAAGTTAGAGAACGGCGTGGAGATGATCCTCGACCTGAACCTTTAGCTGATACGCTGTCGGTTAAAACAGCGCAAGGTGTTGTGCCGCTAGGTCAGATCCTGCAACCAACAGCGGCTGTTGCATCAGGTAGTTCAAGCGGAACGATAAAACGTCCAACAATTACTTCTAGCCCCGGCGGCGGATCTGTCGGGAAATCAAAGACTAACGGGCATACAACACATGCTACATGTGCTAAGCATAAGGATAGTTATCCAAGAGCTTTCTGCGCAGATTGCTCAGCCATTGAAGCTATACACTACGCGGCTCAGCAGGAAGCTTTAACGGAAAGATATTGATGCATTTTAACGAAGACAAAGCTCATTGCAGTGCGCATACATACTGGGCTAACGGGTGCCCGGAGTGTAAGTGCGCTGAGGATCTCGCAGAGAGTATTCGCGAGTCCCGTAGGATGCATAAAGCGGCAATTAGACCGTTACGTGTTGAAATAGGCGCTAATGCTAGCCCAAAAACACAACTAATACAGCAACAACTAGCTCGAGTGTTTGGTGTGTTCTTTGCGAGAGCCAAAAATAAAGCAGCCGCTACTGCAGGCAAAGAAGCTAGAAAATTACAAAAAGCTGACGAGATTAAGAAAGAAGATGCAGAGAAGATTGCCTTACTCGCTTGGGGCGCGATTAATTGGGAAGAATTAGTTAATGGAGTATACCTGGATTTGCTAGCAGCGGCGCAGGTTGGAATCGAAGAGAGTATGAGTCAGTTAGGCGCAATGCCTGGAAGTACACAGAAGTCTTTACTTGAACTTGCTGAAGCATACGCAAAAAGTCGTTCTGTTGAGATGATCGGTAAACAATACATCAACGGAAAAATCTATGACGACCAGGCTGCTAAGTTTGTTATCGCTGACACTACTCGTGATGATCTTGTTGATATTGTAGAAAATGTTTCTACTCAACAGCTTACAATTGACGACCTTGAAAAGCTAATTCGTACAGCGAAGACATTCAGTGATGCACGAGCGCAGTTAATCGCTACTACAGAAACATCAATGGCTCAGGTTAAACTACATGTTAAATCTTGGAAGACATTTGGCGTGCGGAAAGTAAATATTGAGTTAAGTCCTACTCATCCTGAGACTGATGAATGTGACGATCTTGCTGCTGGATCGCCCTACGAGATTGATAAGTGTCCGTTTATTCCCGCGCATCCGCATTGCCAATGCACGATCGTCGGGATTGAATAGTATCTGACCATTAGTAATTAGAAAGAATGCTTGCAGACAGCGAATAACGCAAAGCAAACGGCAGTTAATAAAGCATTTAAATTAGGAGACTAGAACAATGAGCTTTTTTCCAAAGGTTACGCCAGGTGTACAAGGAGGACCAGTAACTGCAGACGTTTACGTTGCAGTACAGGAGACGAATAAAAAACCTTTTGGTGACGATTCGGGCCTCTCGACTTCAGCGGCGTATAGGACAGAAGTATCAGCTAGAATAGCTGAACCCCCAAAACATGTAAGTAATAGAGCAAACGTATTTGCAACTAAGTTTGAAGAAGTTGTTTCAGTTCCCGCAGAAGCCACTCCGGTTCAAGCTGCACCGGAACCGACTCCTGCGCCAACTCCTGCACCTGTACAGCAGCAGTGGCGTAAACAATGGACACCACCAACAGAATCTACTCAAGGAGAGAGTCAATGACTTATCTACCCACAAGTGGGCAGGGCGCAAATACAGTTACTGCTACTGTATCAAATACAAATTCTAATGCAGGTAGCGGATCAGGAACGTTTGCCTCATCAGGTACAGCTGGCGTCGGAACAACGGCTACAGCACAGGCAACTGAAATCTACGAAGCTGCGGATTTGAATGTACTTAACGTTGGTACAACACCTCCTGCGGCTAAGAACTAAGTATGACTGAAGAAAACAAAATCGAGCAGCTCCCGGCGGATTCAACGCACCAACTTGCTGACAACTACGTGCGTTATGGCAGCACGGCTCCTCAGACCGTGCGTCCGCCGGGAGTGGGCACGTGGTTAAAGTACAACTACTGGGATGGTCCTGCGCCAAGAGAATAGTTATGCCATACTCATCAGAAAGTGAAGTTCCAAGCAGGATCAAAGGTAAGAAAGCAAGAAGGCAGTGGATGCAAGTTTGGAATAGCACCTACGCTTCTACTCACGATGAGGGACGAGCTTTTGCTGCCGCTAACAGCGTTTATAATCAACGTAAGAATAAAACAAAGAAGCTGGAAGAAGCAACAGAGTTACTAAAGTTCGGCACAGATCTTGCAGGATATACGCCCGCAGAGTACGGACCATTCAAATGTGCTACATGTTCCTGGTCACGGTCATTAGGCGATGAGCATATCTGTGCAAACTCACTTGTTCAAGAAGATGACGACACACCCCGTGATTCTTACGGGAACGTATTAATTGAACCTGAAGCTTGTTGTAATTATTGGAATCCAGTAAATGATGAAGATTGATACAAACAAAATAAAGCCTGAAGCTGAAACATGTCCCAAATGCGCGGGCTACAAAAAGCTGGAATGCGGCGATATTTGCCCAACCTGTGATGGAACGGGAGTTGTTTGGAAGGCAGAGCGAAGACCAAAAGCTGGTGACAGCTTTATAAAAGGAGTTTAACAATGCCTATTGAATTTACACCTGGCTACGAGATGGTAAAGTACTTCCCGTTAGTCAAGGTTGATAGTAAGCAGCACACAGTTTTTGGTATTGCCTCATGCGAAATTGCTGATAAGGATGGTGAGATTGCTGACTATGATGGTACGAAAAAAGCGTATCAAGATTGGTCAACAGAGGCGCTGGAATCGACAACAGGTTCCGGACAACAACCATCACTTGGTAATATTCGCTACATGCACAAACTGATTCTTGCCGGGAAGGCAACGAAACTTCAGTTTGATGATGTTAAAAAACAGATTTGGGTTGAAAGCACTCCCGCTCCGCCGATCAGTAAAGAAGATCCGGATATTTGGCCTTTACTTGAAGGAGGTTTCCTTCGCGGATATAGTCATGGCGGAAAGTATGCTTCGCGTGTCTGCAATGAGTGCAGAAAAGATATTCAAGGGAACTTTTGTGAACACTGCAACAAACGCGTTGTAGTTCGCTATACGCCAATTCTTGCAGAACTTAGCTGGGTAGATAATCCGTGCCTAAAACAAGCCACGTTCACTCTTGTTAAATCAGACGGATCGATGGAGGTAAGAAAGTTTGCTTCGCCTCCACCATTGCCCCCACCGGCTGAAGGAGTAAAAACTGTGACAAAGTGCAACTGTAAGTGCGCTAATTGTGGTAAAGGAGACTGCTCAGCCTGCTCTGCCGATCAGAAATGCTCGATGGCCGCCGGCAGCAAGTCTGCAACTACAACAGACATAAACAAAGAGGTTAAATATCTGGTAGAGTCTGGAGGAGACAAACATCTTCCTTATACGGATTCATCCGGTAAACCAAATCATCGGCTGATGGGTGCAGCCTGGGCTGCTCTACATGGCGGATATCGCGGCAATAAGTATGCAGGGCCGGGCAAGCAGGCAGCTATTCGTAGGTTGAAACAGGTTTACGCAAGAGAAGGAATGGATACTCCTGCTGAGAAAGCCGAGAAGTACGGGTCGTTGATCAAGTCGTCACTTGAGACTTCAATTCAGCGGAAAGCTTACGGGTACCTTGGTAAAGGACTTTACACAGTTAGCCGGTATGCTGAGTTGATGGAAAGTTTAAAGTATCTCTGTATGTCAATTGAGTATGAAGCTCAACAGGAAGGTGGAGATGACGCTGATGTTGAGGTTTCAGACACCATTAAGGAAGCTCTCAGCGGATTGCTAGATTCTCTTCTTACCTATACAGAGAACCAGATTGAAGAAGTTAAGGAAGGTTTCGCAGAAGTATAGTGAGAAGCTGCACGTAACCGTTATAAGGAGACAGTAAAACATGAAACAAAACTTAGCACTAGCAAAAGCGAAATCTCTTGCTGCGCACTTCAAGAAGATGGCTGCGCATCACGAGAAAATGGCGGATCATCATGAGAAGTGCATGAAGGCTCATGAAGCTCATAGTGCTCATCACGAAGAGTGCATGGGCAAAGGAGCAGAAAATCCGCTACATGATCACCACAAGGCATCGGCAGCTTTTCACAAAGCTATGGCAGGACACCATGAAAAGCTACATAAGAGCCACAAAGCGATTGCTGAACATCATTCGTCAATGGCAGATGCGCACGATGACAATGAAGATACAGCAAAAGCTGCGTTAACAAAGATGGAAATTGCTATTCCAGATGATTCTACACAGTCAGGAGACAACGTAACCATGACAACAACTGCAGCACAAGACACGGCAGCCGCTGTTAGTAAAGCTGTTGGAACGAGCAATCCAACTGCGGCAGCTCAAACCTCAACGACTACGGCTACTGCTGCTCAGACTGCTGCCGCCGCTACAACGGCTACTCCAGTTACGGCTGCTGTTGTCGGGTCAGAATTCCTCGATAGCGCACTTGAAAAAGGCTTGAAGGGCGCAATCGAAGCTGGATTAGATCGCATTTTGAAGAGTCCTGAATTCAGCGCTGTTGTACAAGAAAAGCTAGCTGCAATGATGCTCGAGAAGTTGGGATCCGCTCCAGCAGCTCGGACGTTTGCAGTTCCTCGCACTCCAGATCCGATGCAGGTTCAGCAAAAGGTTGCAGCAAGTGGAGCGCAGGCGGTTGTACCGTCGGCAGGCACAGTTGATGCAGAACTAGCTGATCTTGTTTCAATGGGCAACTAAGTAATAGATTCACGACTTCCGAACTTCGCTTTTCTCCTGTCAGCGAAGAAAGGGGTTACAAGAAGAAATAAATTGTAAGTAAAACTTCTTTCGTTGATGGAGAATAGAAAATGAAGATTAACCAGGAAAATTACGTCCAGAGAGTGCTAATCGGACGTGAAGCCGTCGCAAAGGCGTTGAATCAGGATAGCATTAAAGACCTGTGCAAACGCACGCGTGAATTAAGTCCTTCAGCCACCGATCCGTCTAAGCGTTGGTCGTTGGACCATCCTCTTGTGAAAGCGACAAGCCGAGCGCTGTTGAAGGCTCAGTACGAAGCGATCCAAGAGCTGCAAAAAACAAATCCTCCCGGAATGGGAACTTGGCTTGGTTTTAACTTCTACGATCTTCGTGGACCGGCATACTTCCTGTTCCCATTGCTTACGCCATTTATTCAGATGATTCCGAAAAAAGGGAAAGTCAACGCTGGCGTAGGTACAGTGGCACACTGGAAGGCAACCCGCAACCCGAACTCGACATATATTTATGCCGGTGTTCAGGAAGGGCAGCGCAACGCAACAGCCACGCCGAATGAAATTGACTACCTTGCGACGTACAAGGAACTCGGCATGGAAGGTGGAAACACGTTCACGTCACAGTGGGCTGGTGAAGGCTACACTGATAACCTGGCAGACGAACATTTCCGTAACCTTGCTCGCCTTCGCTTGCAAGAGGAAATGATCACACTGTTGGGCAACTCAGGTACTGGAACCGGCAACCTGGGCTTTACACTCGGAACGCCAAGCAATATCACAACATCGTTGCTGACGTCTGACACGTTCAATACACCAGCAACGAGTGGTTTTGCGGCTAACACGAACGTCGCATTTTGCGTTGTCGCAATTACCGGTATGGGCATGAATCCTGGCGGGCAGGGCGGTTACAACGCTCCTCCAACAGTTGCTTCAGGCTTGACCGCAACATCAACACGTACTAACGTTGACGGAACAACATTGCAGGTTAACGGCGGAACGTCAATCGTTTCGAACGTAACATCTGTTGTTGCGACGAACTCCACAGCGAAATGGGTACAGTTGACCGTACCTGCAATTGCTGGTGCTGTTGGATATGCGTGGTACGTAAGTGCTACAAACGCTACATCAGCCACGACTGCTGCTCAGTGTAACTTAGCTGCAATTACACCGTGGCCGAAGGCTGTTATCGGCGGCGCTCCGGCCGGCACAACCAATGCTGGTGCATTTACAACCGACTACAGCTATCAGACAACAGACTTTGATGGTCTGTTGACCTATGCGTTCAAGAATGGTTATTGGAACGACATGGGCGCTGGCTCGTTTACTCCTGTGGGTAATGGCCAGATTGCTGAAATCGAAACAGACTTGCAGTATCTGTGGAACAACTACCAGGCGCAACCGGACGCAATTTGGTGCTCATCCGACGTGCGTGCTGAGTTGGATCAGGCAGTACTGTACAGTTCGACAGGAACCAATAGCTACATCTTCCAGTATACTCGTGACAGTCAGGGAGCAATCCTTGGCGGTAACATGGTAACTGCTTACAAATCGAAGTACTCGATCAGCCCTGAGGGCGGAGCTGCTATTCCGATTCGTTTGCACCCAATGTTGCCTCAGGGCACGATGTACTACGACATCAATACGAACCCATACCCGCATAGCCGTATTCCTGCGGTGCGTGAGTTCATGACACAACGCGATTACTATGCGATTGAATGGCCGATCGTAACTCGTGAATGGACGTACGGTACGTATATTCACGAAGTACTCGCGCACTATATGCCGTGGGTAAGCGCTGTGCGTACTGGTATTGGGAAGTTTGTTGCTCCGTGCTTCATCGCTGCGGTCGTATTCGACGAAGACTTTACGACTGGTCCTCGCGTAAACATCGTCCGCAACTACTTGCTGGATTGGGAGAAGAAGTCCGGTCTTGGCAAGATTGTTGTTGGCTTGTACAGAATGCATGGAGAAGCTGTTGCCGAAATCACGAAGAAGAATGCCACGCTGAAGAAGTTCTTCACGAAGGTATTCAACTACGCGCTGAAGAAAGCACAGCAGTAAAACAACAAGCTACTGCTCTCCCAGAGCAGCTAGATCTGCAAGGGGCGGACGGAACGTGTCTTTGACAGGAGGCGTTCGCTGCACAAATCCGCCCCAAGCAGAAAAAGAGCCCGATGCCAACAACGACTCCGTACCTATCACTCACCTTACCTGATCGCGGACAGGTAAACTGGGACGGATACGTCAATGGCGATCTAACAATCCTTGACGCTTCTGTTGCTGCTTTATCTTCCTCACTAGGGTCCTCCACCCAACTTGCTCGCGTAGTTTCCCTGAATAGTTCAACCGGCGCTGTTGTTCTCACAGCCGGGAATAACATTACTCTTAGCCAAAACGCCTCTACAATTTCAATTAACGCTGCCAGCCAGTCTATTCAAACAGACAACATGGTTAGCGTGAATAGTTCTACCGGCAATATTATTCTTGTCGGTGGAAATAACATCACGCTTAGCCAAAATGCCTCGACAATCACTTTTATCGGGCAGACGCAATCCATACAAACTCAATCGACGGCAGCGATCAACGGTTCGACCGGACTGATATCACTACTTGGCGGAAGTAATGTTACACTAAGTCAAAATGCATCGACTATTACAATTGTTGCGGCTGGACAGACTGTACAGACACAATCTACAGCGGCTATCAATGGTAGTACCGGTAATATTAGCCTTATTGCTGGCAATAACATTTCACTTAGTCAGAACGCTTCATCAATTACGATCAGTGCTTCTAACCAATCGGTTCAGACACAGAACGTAGTAGATGTATCACTAAGTGGAAATACTACTGGTACATTAGCGCTCATCTCGTCTGGTACGATGATTTTGGCTGGTGGTAATAATATTACACTCAGTCAAAACGGGCAGTCAGTAACAATTGTAGGGAATGCGGGCGGAGGCGGGAATTTCACGGCTGGTGTAAGTGGAGGAAATACATCCGGTACATCCGGAACTGTTAATAGTGAGTTTATCTTAGCTGGTGGCAATAACATTACTCTTAGTGCCGGAACTGCTGCAGGCGGAGTAATGTCTGTAACTATTTCCGGTGCTAATCAGTCCATTCAAACCCAATCGACTGTAGCAGTTAATGGTTCTACAGGTAATATTAGTTTTGTAGCTGGCGCGAATATTAGTTTAAGTCAAAATGCTTCCACAATTACGATTAGCGGAAGCAATCCACCTGCACAAACCGTACAGACCATTGGTGTTTATGCTTCTAGCCAAACTGTTGGGCAAAGTAGTAGTAGCACGGTAGATGCTCGTTCATTTACTCATGTTGGACAGGGTATTGTAAGTGTTGGATTAAGTGGTGGAAGTTTACTAATCTCAGCTACAACTGCTGCCCAATCAGTTCAACCCATAGGGACAGGCACATTTGGAATCAGTAATCTAGGTAATACGTCCGGAACGACAGGTGTAATTTCCGGCACAAGTCCGCAGTTAATCTTAGCTGGCGGAAACAACGTTACACTCAGTCAAAGCATAAACGGTTCATCGGCTACAATTACAGTATCAGCCGCAAATCAATCTGTTCAAACCCAGAACCTTGTTGATGTAAGTTTATCAGGTAATACGGCCGGAGCATTAGCCCTTATTTCGTCCGGAACTCTTATCCTGGCCGGCGGTAATAATGTCACACTCAGTCAGAATGGGCAATCTGTAACAATCAGCGGTGTCAACACTATTGCCCAAACAAATCAGACTCTCGGTCTTTATGGGTCAAGTCAGACTGTAGGACAAAGTTCTTCTACTACAGCAGACGCTCGATCGCTAACGTTAGTTGGACAAGGCGCGTTGTCAGTTGGTATGAGTGGTGGCAGCGTGCTGTTATCTGTACAACCTGGAGCGCAATCAAATCAAACTGTAGGATTGTATGCGTCAAGTCAGACTGTTGGGCAAAGTAGCAGTAGTACCGCTGACGCTAGATCAATTTCAATTGCCGGTCAGGGAATTGTAAGTGTCGGACTTAGTGGCGGATCGTTCTTAATTTCAGCTACAACTGCTCAATCTGTACAGACACAAAACTTACATGTAGATGTAATCGCAGGCAATACTGCAGGCGCCACCGCAAGCATATCGTCAGGTACGATGACGTTGGCTGGCGGAAATAATATTACGTTGTCTCAAAACGGCAACGCGATTACTATTTCTGCTGCTAACACAGTTGCTCAGACTGTTCAATCACTTGGTATTTACGCTTCAAGTCAGACGGTCGGTCAATCATCGTCCACAACACTTGATGCAAGAAGCGTTTCAATTGTAGGGCAGGGGATTATCTCTGTAGGCGCTTCTGGCGGGTCGATACTTCTCTCCGCAACAACCGCTGCGCAGACAAACCAGACTTTGTCGTTTGCTTTGACAGGCAATACGACAGGTAATACGTCTGGTATGAGCGTAGACGCTCGCTCGTTAACAATCCAAGGTACAGGGATTGCATCGGTTGGATTAAGTACCTCAGCCGGTGGAAGCACATTAATCGTTTCTGCTACACAATCCGTTCAAACACAAAATCTTGTATCTGTTAACGGGTCTGTAGGAGCGCTTTCAATCAGTGGTGGAAATAACATCACTGTTGGAAATAACGCTTCCACGATTACTATTTCTGCTAACAATGAAATGCCTGTAGGTATTTCTAATATTGGAAATACTTTAGGTAGTTCAGGATTAATGACAGGTCAACTTGTATTGGCTGGTGGAAATAATATTACACTAAGCCAGTCAACTGTTGCTGGACAGTCAGCTACACTTACAATTAGTGCTGCGGCCCAATCAAACCAAACTGTTGGAGTTTATGCAAGTTCGCAAACTGTAGGACAAAGTTCTTCCACTACAGTTGATGCTAGATCACTCAGTTTAGTTGGGCAAGGTATTGTTAGTGTTGGAGCTTCAGGTGGAAGCATTCTAATCTCTGCTTCTGCTGCTCAGACCAACCAAACTGTTGGAATTTATGCTTCAAGTCAAACCGTAGGTCAGAGTAGCAGTAGTACAATAGATGCGAGATCGTTTACGCATGTAGGGCAAGGTATTGTTTCGGTTGGAATGAGTGGTGGTAGTTTGCTAATCTCTGCTACTACTGCTCAATCTGTTCAAACTCAGAATTTGCATGTAGATGTAATTGGAGGAAATACAGCCGGAGCGACAGCAAGTATTTCATCAGGTACGATGACACTTGCTGGTGGTAATAACATCACGCTTAGTCAGGCTGGCAATGCAATTACAATTAGCGGTGCAAATACTGTAGCTCAGACAAACCAGACACTATCATGGGCTGTAACAGGTAATACAAACGGAAATACATCAGGCCTAAGTGTAGACGCACGCTCTCTAACTTTACAGGGAGCAGGAATTGTTACTGCCGGATTAAGCACTTCGGCTGGTGGAAGTTCGATTATTATCTCCGCTACAACGGCGGCCCAGACTAACCAAACGGTTGGTATTTATGCTTCATCACAGACTGTAGGGCAGAGTTCATCCACAACGGTAGACGCCAGAAGCTTGTCCTTAGTTGGGCAAGGTATTGTTTCAGTCGGTGCTTCGGCAGGGTCAGTTCTACTCTCAGCTACACAATCCGTTCAAACACTTGGGTTGTATGGAGTATCAAATACAACAGGTGCTACATCCTCAACAACAGTAGATGCTCGATCATTCTCAATTGCAGGGCAAGGTATTGTTTCGGTTGGAATGTCGAACGGCAGTGTCGTTATTTCTGCCGGTGCTGTTGGTGGCGGATCATTTAGTGCTGGCGTTTCAACAGGTGGAAACACATCAGGCAATACTGCAATCGTTGCTAGCCAGTTAGTATTAGCTGGCGGCAATAACATTACACTAAGTCAAAGTGTAAACGGTAACTCTGCTACTGTTACAGTCAGCGCGTTTAATCAATCTGTACAAACACTCGGTTTCTATGCGTCAAGTCAAACAGTAGGACAGAGCAGTAGTAGTACAGTAGATGCCCGTTCTGTAACAGTTGTAGGCCAAGGTATCATCTCGGCTGGGTTGAGTGCTGGATCGCTACTGCTTTCTGCTACAACGGTTCAGACAAATCAAACCCTCTCGTTGGCTATGACAGGTAATACTGCAGGCAATTCGTCTGCAGTAACAGTTGATGCGCGTAGCTTAACATTACAGGGTCTTGGTATAGCGTCAGTAGGTGTAAGTACCTCAGCCGGTGGAACCTCTGTTCTCGTTTCTGCTTCACAAACCGTACAGACACAAAACTTACATGTAGATGTAATTGCAGGAAACACTGCCGGAGCAACTGCTTCTATTAGTTCCGGTACGATGACACTGGCTGGCGGAAACAACATTACATTAAGTCAAGCCGGAAATGCAATTACTATTTCAGGGCCAAATACTGCAGCCCAGAGCGTACAGTCACTTGGATTTTATGCTTCAAGTCAAACCGTAGGGCAGAGTTCTTCTACAACAGTTGATGCAAGAAGTGTTACGCTTGTTGGACAAGGTATTGTTAGTGTCGGTGCTTCAGGCGGATCGTTACTGATCTCAGCAACAACGGCTCAGTCCGTTCAGACGCAAAATGTTGTTGACGTAAGTTTATCAGGTAATACGGCTGGTGCACTAGCTCTGGTTAGTTCCGGAACTGTAATCTTTGCTGGCGGAAACAATATCACACTTAGCCAGAATGCCCAGTCAATTACAATTTCCGGCGCTAATACAGTTGCTCAAACAAACCAAACTTTATCACTTGCAATGACAGGCAACACTACCGGAAATACTTCCGGTATGACTGTTGATGCAAGATCATTAACGATCCAAGGTTTAGGTTTGGCTTCTGTTGGACTAAGCACTTCAGCTGGCGGTAGTTCGTTAATTGTATCTGCCACATCAGCAGCTCAAACAAATCAGACGGTTGGAATTTATGCTTCAAGCCAGACAGTAGGACAATCAAGCTCAACTACAGTAGATGCTCGGTCGCTGACATTAGTTGGACAAGGTATTGTTTCAGTTGGTGCTTCTGCAGGGTCTGTTTTAATCTCTGCCTCTGCTGCTCAAACAGTACAGACTCAAGGTTTCTCAAACACCTTGGGAATGTCTAACCTTGGTAATACAAGTGGTACGACAGGAGCAGTAAGCGGAACAGGGCTGCAACTATTCTTTGCCGGTGGAAACAATGTTACCCTAAGTCAAAGTCTAAATGGGTCTTCCGGTACGATTACGATTAGTGCAGCTAATCAGACGAACCAATCACTCTCATATGCAGTAACAGGTAATACGACAGGTAATACGTCTGGTTTGTCTGTAGATGCCCGTTCGTTGACATTACAAGGGCTTGGAATTATTTCGGCAGGACTAAGTACATCCGCCGGCGGCTCGTCGATAATCATTTCTGCTACTACACCTTCTCAAACTGCTCAAACAGTTGGTGTTTACGCTTCAAGTCAAACAGTTGGGCAGAGTTCAAGTTCGACAGTAGACGCAAGATCATTTACTCACGTTGGACAAGGAATTGTAAGTGTAGGGTTAAGTGGTGGTAGCCTTCTCATATCAGCTACTCAGTCAGTACAAACGCAAAATGTTGTAGATGTATCGTTAAGCGGAAACACGGCCGGAGCATTAGCCCTTATTAGTAGCGGCACAATGATTCTGGCCGGCGGCAATAATATTACACTCAGTCAAAACGGGCAGTCAGTAACAATTAGTGGCGTTAATACAGTTGCTCAAACAAACCAAACAATAGGAATCTATGGATCGAGCCAGACGGTCGGCCAGAGTTCTTCATCAACCGTGGATGCACGGTCGCTCTCGTTGGTTGGTCAGGGTATTGTGTCGGTTGGTATGTCGGGAGGATCTGTACTGCTCT